TTTAGAACTTACATGTACATCTCCTTTAATCGTAACATTACCACCTAATGATACATTACCTGTAACATCTAGTGTGCCACCAATAGCAGTATTACCTGATACAGAAACATCATCTTCAAACTCAGCTTTACCAGTTATATTAGATGTACCACCTATAGATACATTACTTGTTACTGTTAATGTACTTGCTAAATTAACTGCACCATTTACACTTAATGTGCTTTTTAAATGTGTAGCACCTTCTATAGTTGCAGTAGAAGATACNTTTAATGTACCACCTACTTGTGCATTTGAAACTGATATATTACCTGTAATAGGTATACCTGTGATATTTGTACCATCACCATAGAATGCAGAAGCACAAACTTTTTCTGCAAATGTAGCATCACCACCTACACCTAATGTGCCTGTTATTGTTGTATTACCTGCAACTGTTAATGTACTTGCTAAATGAGTAGCTCCTCCTACTGATAATGTTCCACCTATAGAAGCATTACCTGCAATAGTAGCTGTACCTCCAATATGTGCATCTCCACTTATACATACATCATTATCAAACTCTACCTTATCTCCAAAAGTTTTATTAGTTAATGTATCAGTAGTAGATGTTCCTACAAGTGTAGCAGAACTTGTTGGTAATGTTATTGTTAAATTACCACTATAAGAAGAATGTGGAGGTGATTGTAAAGCTGCATAATGAGCATTAGAAGATTCACAATATAATTTTATATTNGATTGAGNNCCNNNATTTTTAATAGCTATTTCACCACCAGATACCATTACAGCACCAGTTATTGTTGCAGTTCCTCCTACATTTAATGTACCTCCTACTATAGCATTAGATACAGATATATTACCTTCTATTGTTGCAGTTACACCAGATAAATTAGAACCATCTCCATAATATGCAGAAGCACTAACTTTTCCGAAAACTTGCATATTACCAGATACAGACATATCATCTGATACACCAAACTTACCTGCAACCATTACTTGACTTGTTGCTACTTGTAATGCAGTATTAACTCCATCACCTGTTTGAATATTTATTAAACTTGCACTAACTCCTTCATTAGCAGATACTGCCATTTTAAGAAGTTGTTTATAACTATTAGATACTAATTTTCCTGTTAATGTACTCATACTGTTTGCCACCATCTATCTTTTGTTGTATCATCCCATGTAAAATTAGATTGTTCCCAAGTTAAACTTCTACCTAAATCATCTATTCTTGCATGTCTTATAGTAGGATCTTCTCTTAAACTTGGAGCTTCATTTTGTGGATGATTTTTTAAATCAAATGCACCATCAAAACATTGAGGACATCTTAATGTATCATAACTACTTAACTTCATAACTCTCATGGGATAAACAAATCCACATGAATCACACATTGCTTTTGCTCTTCTATCAGTAGCCATTATACAGCTTTTAGTTTAGGTTTAAAATAAATACTTGCTCTCTCTCTATCTTCTTCCATTGCTCTTCCTAATAATTCTTCATAGTTTGTTTTTAATAAAGCAATTTTTGTTTCAGGCACACCATTTCTTTTTAAAGACATGTAATAAGCTAATCCAGCAGTTAAACAAGGAAGAAATCTAACAGGAGCATCTGCATTTTGTTCAAAAGATTTATTAATATCTTGTACTTGTCTTATTGCTTCTATGTTTAAAATACCTGTAGAAACATTAGGTACTGGATATAAAAACATAGATGGATTCGCTAAGTTTCTTTTAACTGCATATTGTGTAGGTCTACCAGTTTGTGACTTTTCAGGAAGTACATTATACTCTTCAAATGTTTTTCTTGTTAATTGTGTTTCTGTTCCTGTTGAGTTTATTTTATAAGTTACAATTAATGCATCTAAAGCTGAACTTTCTAAATCAATAGAAGTTGTACTTGCTGCTACAGTTACTGCAGTTGTAAAGGTACTCCATAACAGTATACCACGATTCTGCCAATCATTCAACATTAAATTTATAGAACGTCTAGCAGACTTAGGCTCATGTCCTAATGTCTGTTCACCACCTATCATTTCAGTAGCTTCTTGTATAATCTCNTCTATATCAAGATTAAAGTTATATGTTCCTGAAGTTGCCATTATGCTCTATTCCTTTTTAATTGTTCTTTAGCTGCTTTAGCTAATTGTGCTTGTTTATTTTTACCTTGTACTTTAGCTCTTTGTTCTAATACAGTAAGTATTTGTATTTTTCTAGCATAAGGTTTATTAATTCTTTTAACTTTCCTTATAGTTTTCTTAGCATCTTCTACAGTTGCATATTTTATAGACACTGTATCTTTAGGATTCTCATCTGTATAAAGTCTACGACCAGAACCTTTAGGCTTTTTTCCTGTTCCTATTCTTGGGTCTTTTCTTTTTGTCATTCTTTTTTACATAGTTTGCAACTATCTTAGCTTGATTTGCATGAAGCCTAGAAGCTTTTTTTAATTGTTTAGTTACTTTCTTTAATCTTCTTACCATTTTTTATTTATCCATTTATATGCTGCATAAACACTTAAACCAAGTATAATATAAAGTATTCCATCAAACCAAGATATATTATGCACTGTATTAATTAATTCAGGTGTTATATTCATGCTGTTTTCTTTTTAAATGTTTTTACAAATGTTGGTTTACCACTTACACCTTGTTCTTTAGCTCTTTTTCTTTTTACTGCTGAAGTCTTTTGAGACTTAGACATACGTTGTGCTTTAGCTAAAGGTACACACTTAGGATATTTACGTTTAGTTTTTTTAGTAGATTTTCTACCACAAGGTTGATACTTACCATTTTTTTTTGGTGCTCCTATATCAACCCATTTTTCATCTACCCATTTACGTAAACCACCACCAGTACTTGCTCTTTTAACTTTAAGTTTCTTTTTCTTTTTAGTTTTCTTTTTACCACCAGGTTTTACTTTACCACTACATACTGCAGATGCATACATATTAGCATAAGCTGATGGATATACATCAAACTTTCGTTTAGCTGCTGCTTTACCTTTAGGACAAAGTTTACCCATAGTTATTTCTTTTTAGCTTTAGTACCAAATCTTTTTTTTGTTACTTTTAATTTACCAGGACTACCAGGTGCTCTACTACCCATAGACATATATTTAGTCTTCATNNCTNNACCTTTAGNCATNTATTTANTTTTCATTCCTGCCATTNTTATTCTCCTTATATAAGTTGTTAAATGTTATTTCTGGGTCTGTGTAACTATCGTGTATTTCTGCTGCATGAGTATGTTGGCTTGGTCTAAAATCTGGTGCACCTTCACCTGTTACCCATAAAGCAGGACTTGTTGCTCGAACTCTATTATTAGGTAATGCTACTATATTACCTGTCCATTTACCTGCATCAGTTAATTGTATTACATGGTTTTGTTTATGTTGTGCTGGACAATCACTTATATCACTATCTGTAAAGTCAACTGTAAACATATACTTACCTTTATAAAATTCATTATCTATTTTACACATCCAAGGACTTGCTGTTAATAAATCAAGTTTTACTATACTATGTGTTCTTGATGAGCAATCCCAAGGTTGTGCTAAATGTGTATCCATTCTATCTGGAGCTTCATCTAATATTTCATCTGCTACTAATGCTGTGATTGGCATCCTTGCCCACATTGCACCACCATGTATATTTTCTTCTTCGTCTATACCAGTAAACATAACTTGAAAAGATAAACATCTATCTGGTATTGTATTAACTGCAAATGCTATTCCATGTAAAAACTCACCATGATATTTTAAATGATTGTGTGTAAACTCTTTACGTACCCAACATTTAAAATGTGGTATGTTACTAATTAAAAACGAAATTTAACATCTCCATCTACGTCTTGCTTGTCTTAATCTTGAATTAGGATTCTTAGCTGCTTTAGGAAACTTCTTCATTTGTCCTGCAGACCTAGCACAATAACTCTTTCTTCTTGAAGCTCTTTTACCTGTAGGTTTCTTTTCAGTTACTGCTGTCTTTAATTTACTGCCAGGATTATTTCTTCTATACTTAGCTACACCTTTAGCAGTCATTCCTGCACCACTTTTAGTAGGACGTTTATCGCCACTACCAATAGACATGCCTTTCATTCCTGTACCTGTTCTTTTTCTTTTTTTAGCCACTTACTGCTCCCCATCCTCTAAGTGATGCTCCAACACCTTTAGGTTTTTTATTTTGTCTTTTTTCTCGTAAACATTTATTTTGAATAATCTTAGGAATAAAACTTTTCTTTTGTTTTAACCCTACTAATCCACCTGTATTACGTTTTGTAATATCAGCTTTTAATTGTAATAATTTATCTACTTCAGTTACATCCCTAGTTTTTAATGCATTTTTATAAGCTTTATCTATTTTTTTATCATAAATATTAATTAAAATTTTATTAAGTTTTGTTGTAGATTTTTTTAATTCTTCTTGTTCTTTTTTAGTAGGATTACGTTTTTTAAGACCTAGTTTAGTACCCATTAAATCTTTAAGAACATCTAAATAATCTTGTTGTTTTATTTTATCTTTATAAAGTTCAGGATTTTCTAAAAACTCACTTAATGCACTTACTACAGTTGCTTTTATTTTTGGAGGACCAGTTAAAAGTTCTGTATATTCTTTTACATTTAAAGGTTTAAAAGTTGTAAAGGGTGCATTCATTTCATCTGCACCTATTCTTACATTAGGATTTTGTAAATCAAGTCCAGAAAAACTAGGTCCTGTTCCTACATCTGGAGATGCAAATGCTGCTTGTTCTGCATCAGATGCTTTTAACATTTTTTCTGGTGAAAAGAAAATAGACCTTTCAGCTTGATTTATGTTTTGCATTACAGAAGCTAATGCTGTTTGTTCTGCTATATCTTCAATTTGAAAGTTACTATATTTTTCTGGATATAATATCTTACCTGTTGTATCTCTTGTTAAAGGAGCATCAACAGATATTAAATTACCATCTTTATCATATGTTACTTTTTGTGGTGTTGTTTTTTTAAATTCTTTATTTTCTTGTCGTAATCTTTTTTTAGTATCTCGATATGTTCTAGTAGCTGATTGAACTATTGCTTTATCTTCTGTAGATAATTTACTATAAGCTTTTTTATCCTCTGCTTTAATATATTTTCCTAGTAATTGTTTTATATCTGGTCCACCTTTTGTTGGTGTCAAAGATGTAATACCTGCTGATGTTTCACTAAAATTACCTACCATGCCTGCTTCTGGTACAGCTGGATTAACTATATCTTCATCATACATATCTTTAGGTGTATCTAAATCTTCAAGAACATCTTTATCAGTACCTGTTAATTCAGTAGTTCTATCTGTCTCTTTATCTAAATCTTTTCTTACTCGTTGTATTTGTTTTTGTTTTGGATTATA